TGCATAATGTCAGAACCTTGATCTTCATTACCAAATATAGAACCATAACCTGTAAATGTACCTTTATCATCATTAGCTTTTACTTCTGAATGAAAAGTTAATTTTTTAATTTCTGTATCGCATTGACAAATACCATCATCTTGACAAACACAAACACTTTTCTTTTTGGGTTTCTTGTGATATTTATCTTCTTCTTCTTCATCACCATATCCTTTACTAATTGCTTCTTCATAAGCATCATGTGTTTTACATGGCATAAATATTGTTTTTCCATTTTTATCCATAGAGTGTGTACCCACACAACCTATTTCTTTTGCTTTATCTAAAGCATCTTCTTCATTACTAAACATATCTTGAGCTCTTGCTTCTTTTTCCATTTCATCTTTTGGTTTTTTTTCTTTTGATGAAATAACATCTGTAAGTTTTTTAATAGCATCACCCATTGTTTTCATGTCATCCATTGTGTATTTCTCCTTTTTATCATTTTCATATTGTGTGCTACAGACTGCTAATCTTTGAGTAGCTTTTGGATATTCAGAAGTAGTCTTATCATCTGACATACATCTACTCATAAAATCCTCTCTTGTTTCTTTATCATTCGGTTTTACTAATGGCATTATTTTCTAAACCTACTAATAATATGTTGATCTATTTTTTGCCATAATTGGTCTAACAAGTTATTAATTCCGATATACTTTTGAATTGCTATACCTGATGCTAAACCTAAAAAAAAAATTATAATTATTTCCATAATACTACCTCTACAAGAAATCTGGCGTTGTGTAAATAGATACGCAACGACAATTTATCGTTTCTCCTGGAGACCCTGCTGGATCACCTGGATATTTTAATCTATCACCACCTACAATAAAAGGTTCTTCTAAACCTACTTGTTGCCCTGTTGCCGCTATATGAGTAGCTCTTGTTCTACCATCAGCTACTGCAACCCATTCTTTTTTAGTACCAGCTATACCCATGTTTTCAGCGACCATTTCATTGGCAAAACTAGCAGTTCTATGTACTTCTGTTCTAGCAATTAAATTAGCACGAAGTATACCCATTCCTACTATAGCATTTCTTAACTCATTACCAGTAGAATTTATACCCTCACCATTACCTAGACTATTATTAATAACATTCTGTATTTTTAATTTTGTACTATCATTTATACCTACAACTAAAGTTGCAACATTATCATTGATATATCTTTCTAATTCTAATTCAAAATCACTATCAAAATCTTTAACATTTTGTTCCCTGTTTAACATGTTATTTTTAAAAGCATTTGCAACAACTCTATATTGTATTTTAAATATATTTATTAACTCATTAAAAGAATTGTTTTGTCTTATTTCTAACATTATTGTAGAACCGAAGCTAAAATCTTCAGCTAATCCATTACCTAATTTATTAAAGTAATTTTTTAATCTACCTGTAAACTGTTTGATATAGGGTTCTCTTAATCTATTTTGTCTGACCCACTCTCTTCTTTTTACATTCTTAAATATTTTAAGTTGTCTTTCGTTATAAATCATTAATGTAAAGTTGTGTTAATAGGTTTGATTATTTCAGTAACATCTAAATTTTGAGTAACATAAATATATGATGCTATATTTACAGCTTCCATTTCATTTATGACTGGACCAACTCTTATTACTACTTCGTGATTATTATCATCATCTTTTTCTATAAAAAGTCTTGATGTTAATTGTTTTAATTTTGACACTTTGCACTCCTATGTTGCAAGTGGATGTCCACTTGGCAGTAAGTCTAAGTCAAATTTACCACCTCTAAATCTCCCTGATCTAACAGCATATAAAAAAGCATTTACTCTAGCATATGCCCATTGTTCTTCACTTGTTACACTTGGTCTTACACTTCCAGGATTAGTTCTGTAAGCACCTATACCTCTTTTAAATACAGCAGTAAGCATTCTTAAAGTAACTCTTTTACCAGCTTTATCTCCATGCTTTTCATTGTGCTTATCTACTTTGTTTTGTAATCCTTTTTTAACTGCGGCTGTAACCTGTTTTTCTTCTATTACACCTTCTTCTAAAAACTTTCCTCTTTCTCTATCTAGTTGTGCTGATTTTTTCTTTGCCCAACTTTGACCAGCATCACCACCCCATAATGACCATGCTATTCTACCATTGGATGGATAACCTTTTTCACCAGGTCTAAAACCCTCTGCTCTTTTATCTACTTCATGTCTAGCAAAGAAACTGTTCATTCTTCTAACTGTTCTTGGTGATAGTTTTTCTTTAGCAACTATTTGACTTGCTCTTGTAGCACCTATTCTTGTACCACCTCTATTAAATTCTTTTCTCCACTCTATACCTCTTTTAGCTTCTGTAACCATACCATCAGTTGGTACTGTATCAATGTCGCTTTCTGCTTTAATGACTTCATCTAATTCTTCATCAGCACTTTGCATATCATTGTCTAATTGTACTTCTTCTTGTTCTTCTTGTTGTGTTCTTTCTTCTTGTTCTTCTTCTGTCATTGGATTGGTATCAGGTTCATCTTTTGGTTCTTCTTCATCACCTGCTATATTTAAAGGCATTAAGTTTGCTGGTACAAGTAAACTATCTGCACCCTCTAATGGTTCATAACCCATCTGTTCTCTAGCTTCATTTCTTGTAAGAATACCATTTTGTACTCCTTGTGTAACAGATTCAAATACTCGTTTTCTTTGTTCTGCCATAGCTGGAATAGAATCTATATTATATCTTAATTCTAAATCTTCACCAAATTGAGGTGATAACCACTCGTTTAAATCTGATTGTACTCTGTCTAATAAGGGAATAATTGTTTCATTGTATAGTGCAAGTTTAGCTTCTGCAAAATTAGAATAAGTTTGTGAGTCTGGTATTCCAATTATTTGACTTGGTACACCATAAACTAATGCAATATCTTTTGCTGACATGTGTTTTAAACTAGCAAAGTCCATATCTTTTGGAGATAGTCCCATTTCTTTCCAATCAAAATCACCCTCTAGTAACATTGGTTTCCCTGCATTACCTGTACCACCAAATCTTTGATTGATGTCATTTACTAATTGACTTCTTTGTACATCACTTAATTGCACTTGTGCGCCTGTTTCGTCTTTAGGTTTAAATACAACAGCACCACTTGGTCTTGCACCATTTTGTAATAAATTTACATTATGTTTATTTGCAAGGTTATGTTGGTCTATATCAATACTTGCAGATGTGATTGGTGACATTCCATAGAAATCATCTAATGGATTAAATAGTTTTATATGTTTAATTTTTGAGTTACCTGTTGCTTGATCTACCTGATAACTTTCTACAGTTTGACCACCTATAATATAATCATAAGCAGTAGGCATAGCTCTTGAACCTGTTTGTATTTTAATTCTGTCTGGTCTTAAATTATATAATTCTGTAGGAGGTGTTCTATCACCACCAACTGAAAGAATATAACTGTTCCCTGAAATTTGTAAGTAAGCATATAGTGCTTGAAAAAATTCTACACTAGAACACATTGGACTTGGATTATAAAGTAAATCTAGTAATGGGTGATTATCTAATTCTTGATCGCCTCTAAATAAATTTATTTGTACTCTACTTGCACTATTTGCAATTTCATTAATACATCTGTATACTATTGCGTTTTGTTGATAGCCTTCTTCAGCTAATTGATCGTATCTAGCTTTATAAGTTACATCTGTTCCTAAACTATTATAATAAACAACAGGAGCTTCTTTTTTTCCTGATTGTTTTTTATCTGTAGTATTAAAAATATTTTTTATATTATCTAATATTGTTGCCATCTATGATACTCTCCATAATGCTTTTTTTGTTGTTTGCAAGTTATCATATAATGTAGATAAAACATCAACTTGGTCATCGTGTACATCATTCAATCCTGTAAAACTCATAATCTCCTGTAAGAATGCGTTAGTAAAATTTTTATTCTTTGGAATTAATACTCTACCATCATTCCAGGCAGATGCAACAGGTTGTGCTCTTACAAACTTATCATTTCTAGCAGGTCGTGAAATAATATTCAAGTTATGTTCTTTAATCATAAAATCAACAACACCTTTTTCTGTACCTCCAATATAAGCATATATAGGTGTTTCATAAGTTTCTTGATATTGTTTACATATACTGGCAAAATGTGTGGCTTCTACTTGTCCTCTCCAAACATCTAATATGTAAATTTTACCATCATAATATTTGGCAACACCAGCAACAGAAAAATCTGAATANGTTTTTGTAGAGTATGCAAAATCNACTGCAATAATTGTTTTACCTCCATCTGGTACTTTTTCATAGAATACTGGGTCTTTGAATACCTTGCCTCCTTTTATAAAAGGTTTTTGTTGATACATAGCTGACCACCAAAATTCACCAACTGCTCTTTTTCTTTCTTCTAGTATGTTTTTAGAATACCTGGACTCCCATAACGCTTCACCTATTTCTCTACCCAAAGGGTCCTGTGGTTCTGCAATAGCTGGTAGATTTACCACTTCCCACTTATCACCATCTATTTCAGCTTGTTTTAATAATCTTCCAGCAAGATCATCTACATGCCATCTAGTCATAATAATTATAATTGAAGATTCAGGAGATAATCTGGTTGTTGCTACTGACTGAAACCAATCCAATGTTTTATCACGATATACTGTACTCATAGCTTGTTCGTTATTTTTTACAGGGTCATCAATAATAAAAACATTTGCACCTCTACCTGTGATACCCCCACCAACACCAACACAATACATTCCACCACCTTGTTCTGTTTCCCAGTTACCTTGAACATTTATATCTGGGTTTCTTTTTACCCCATACATTTTAGGCACATATTCATCAAATACTTCTTTTGCTTTCCTACCCCATGATGTAGCGAATGATGTTTCATATGATGCTAATATTAATTTATTTCTTGGATGTGTTGCTAAATACCATGCAGGAAAATATTTAGATGTAAATTCAGACTTACCATGTTGAGGTGGCATATTAATCATTAATCTTTTAATTTTACCACTTGCAACCTGCAATAATTTTGTGTTTAGATATTGCAAATGCTTTGGAAACTGCCAAGTAAAATTACTTGAAATCATAGCAAAACCTCCAGGTTGACTAGTCGCTATCTTTAACTTTTGATAGTAATCTAGTTGCAAGGTCGGCTGATTCTTGGTCTTGTCCGATTCTTTTGATAAATTCATCTTCTATATTTATTTGTTGATTTGTGTTCTCTCTTGTTATTTGTCCTTTAGCAACTCTTTCTACTTCTGTCAGCATTTTAAAAGGATGTGCTATCTTTGAAACTATAGCAACTAATTCTACATCTGATAAGTTTGCAAAGTCTAATTCTTTTTTTTCTTTTAATCTTTTTAATAATTCTTGTGCTGGAGTTATTAGAGAATATGTCATTTGTAAGGCATGACTTCCTTGTCTTTTACCCATTTCCTCCATTTCAGTTTTCATAGAGTTATATCTTATCTGTGCTTGTTGTTGATCAAACTTACTAACTCTTGATACCCAACCATATTTAGATGAAATCTTTTCTATTTCTCTTGTTGTTAATTGGACTTCTTCAGCTACTTTCTTGAGTGTTCGTTTATATCCCATGTTTTGATACACTAGATAAAACTCGTAATGTTTATTGGATTCTTCTGTTTCTTTTTCTATCATAGAAATTATTAAAAGCTATTAACCGAACTCTTACCGAACTTCTACATTATGATATTAAATAAATCAAATAATATCTAGACAATCAATAGTTGTGCTGTTCAAATGTTTTATCTTCAGCTCTACTATGATCATTATCTTTCATACATTGGTAGTGTGCATAAACATGTGTGATAGGTTCTAATGTTTTTACCAGCGCAACAAATGAATGATCTGAATAAATTTCTTTTTCGCAATATATACACTTGGAAATATATCTACTTAAATCGTCTAATTTCGTTTTTTTTGCTCTACTTCTCATGTTTACCTTATGTTCCTCCTG